GCGATCAAGGATCCGGCGCACAAGTTGTTTGAAGGCGATTTCGTTGGCGAGGGATCAAATCCCATGATCGCCTATCGCTGGTCGAAAGCCAGCGGCGAGACATACGGCCGCGGCCCGCTCTACAACGCCATGCCCGACATTCGCACCCTGAACGCCGTGGTCGAGCTGGGCCTCGAAAACCTGGCGATGGCGATCACCGGAATGTGGCAAGCCGACGACGACGGTATTATCAATGTCGATACCATCGAGTTGATCGCCGGCACGATCATTCCCCGATCGCCGAGCGGACGCGGCCTTGAGCCCTTGCAGCCGCCCGGCGATTTCCAGACAGCCCAATTCATTCTCAATGAAATGCGCCACAATGTGAAGAAGGCGCTATTCAACGAAACGCTCGGCGCGCCGGAAGGTACCCCCATGTCAGCCACCGAGGTACATGAGCGAATGGCCGATCTATCGCGCCAGATCGGCTCGTCCTTCGGGCGCTTGCATACGGAGCTGGTGACGCCGGTATTGAAGCGCACCGTCCATATCCTGCAGAAGCAGGGCAAGATCGAAATCCCGGTGATCAATGGCCGCCAGGTCAAGATCGTGAATACCTCGCCGTTGGCCCAAGCGCAGCATAACGAAGATGTCGCCCGGGTCGGCCGCTGGCTGCAACTTCTGAACGGCGGCTTTGGTCCGCAAATGACTAATGCCGTGGTTGAGGCCACTGATACCGCGATCTATGTCGGCAAGAAGATTGGCGTGCCGGAATCCTTGATCCGCGATAAGGAAGCTGCCAAACAATTGCTCGAGGCCGCATTGGCGCAAACCGCCGAGGTCAGCACCGCGCAGCCTCCCCCCGGCAACGAAGGAGGCTGATATGCCTAAAGGAATTGGATACTCCGGGTTTACCCCGAAGCCTAAAAAGCCCGATGGGAATGCTGCGTCCAAAGCAGCCGCTGCCGCCAGCGCGAAAAAAGCGAAGGCTAAGGCATCGAAGGCCAAGCGCAAATCCGAAGGCAAGAAGCGCCGGCACAGAGCCAAGTCGCTGTTCGATAAATAGGAGGCATCATGCCCAAAGGTATTGGCTACGGCGGCCGTAAAAAGCCGGCCAAGAAAACGAAGTCGAAGAAGAAAGGGAAAAAATAATGGCGAAGAAACCAGCAAAGAAGAAAGCCGAACCCGTAGTGGAGGCCGCGCCCCCGGCTCCCGCGCATCGCGTTCGCGGCAATCCGGTCACGGATCGGATCGTCAAGGGCAACGACGAGATTGGCGGCCTGGCACCAACCCGTATGCTAGGGAATGGCGTCCACTCCGTCTAAGAAGCCGACCCATGTTATCGGCCCGGATGGTAGGGAGCGGACCATCCTAGCCGATGCAAGGATCAACGAGATATTCGAGGTTGTCTTCGGGACGCCCGCCGGCGTCAAGGCGATGGACTACCTGAAAAGCATCACAATCAACTCAGTGGCCGGGCCGGAGCAATCCGATTCGGCATTGCGTCACCTCGAGGGCGGGCGGTTCATCGTCGGCCTGATAAGTGCGCGGATCAATCTTGGTCTTCAACAGAAGCGAAAAGCGGGAGAAAAGTAATGTTCGAATTATTCAATTTTTCTAACAAGTCCAAATTCTGTTCAGCGGACGCCGCTGCGGGGGATGGCGGCGGTGACGGAGGCGACGGCGGCGGGGGAGGGGAAAAGACCCCGCCGTCTGGCGGCGCAGAGGAAGGCGGCAAGCCCGACTATGTGGACGAGAAATTCTGGCGTGCCGATACCAAAGACGTTGACGTCGAGGGACTTTCCAAATCCTATGCCGAACTTGGCACCAAGATTCGGGAGAAGTCGGACACCACCCGCAAAGGCATTATGGATGAAATGGCAGCCGACAAGATCGCCAACCGGCCGGAGATAGCCGAGGGCTACGAAACCCGGATTCCAGAAAGCCTCGATATGCCCGAGGATATGACGTTCGAGTTTTCGGATACCGATCCCATGCTGGTCTTCTGGAAGGACTTCGCATTCGATCAGGGTTTCGGCCAGGACGTATTCGATAAAGGCGTCGAAATGTATATCCGGTCCAAGTTTGCCGAAATGCCCAACTTCGATACCGAAATGGGACAGCTTGGAGACAACGCCATTGATCGGGTGGCCCATGTTAATCTGTGGGCGCAGAAAAACCTCAGTGAGCAAACCTACAATGCGGTTGCCGAGTTTGCCTCGACGTCCGAGGGCATCATGGCCCTTGAGGAAATCATGAGAAACGGCGGCGAGCCAGCTTTCTCGCCTGGCGGTCCCGCCGGCGGCGGGGGCGGTCTGACACTGAATCAGCTCCGCACCATGCAAGCCGACGAGCGTTACTGGCACCCTCAGAAGATCGACCCTGAATTCGTTGCGAAGGTCGATAAGGGATATGAAGATTTGGTATCCTGACGCTCCCGCGTAGATACCAGAGGGACGGCCCGCCAAATTCCCGCCGGATCGAGGCGGGCCGTTTTCTCTTTGTGCATACCCCTTCATTGAAATTATGCGTTAGGTCTAAAAATAGACAGACGGCCCCTTTGTGATTTCGGACCGGCCCCGCCCAGGCGGTACAACCAATATCCGACGATCGAAGGCACAACCTCAGTCCGAACTGAAACCTTGTCTTTGAATCAAACGGAGAAATCCAATGGCCTCACCCACAATCTCAACGGCGTTCATTCGCCAATTCGAGTCCGACGTCCATGTAGCCTATCAGCGCATGGGTACCAAACTTCGCAACACGGTCCGCCGCAAGGTTGCCGTCGAAGGCGAAGACGTTCGATTCCAGAAATATGGTAAAGGCACCGCATCCACCAAGTCGCGCCATGGCGATGTTCCCGTCATGAATGTTGCTCACACGACAATCGATTGCACGATGACGGATCATTATGCTGCGGAATATATCGACGATCTCGATATGCTCAAAACCAACATCGACGAAAAGAACCTCGCCGCCCAGGCGGGCGCCGGCGCTCTCGGCCGCAAGACCGATTCGTTGATCACCGTTGCCATGGACGCCGCGACCCAGGAGCAGGCTCACGGATCCGCCGGCCACACCAAAGCCAAAGCACATACCGCTTTTGAAACGCTCGGCAACAACGACGTGCCGGACGACAATATGCGGTTCTGGCCGACTTCCCATGCGGGCTGGTCGGATCTGATGGACGTCAACGAATTTGCTCAGGCGGATTATGTTGGCTCCGATCAGCTCCCCTACGCTCAGGGAATGGTTGCCAAACGCTGGCATGGCTTCCTCGTCTTCGCCTTCTCGGGCCTCGACGTTGCCGCCAACATTCGCAAGACCTTCGCCTATCACACGACCGCGCTCGGTCATGGTATCGGCAAAGATGTCTCTCAAGACATTGGTTGGGTTGTTCAGAAGCAGGCCCATCTGGTCGTAAACAAGATGTCGCAAGGAAGCATAATCGTTGATGCACTCGGTATCATCGAAGTTTCCATCGACGAATCCTAACCGGAGGTGAACCATGGCATTCGCAATATCAGGACTTGCTTTGCTGGCGACGGCCAACGGGTTTAACCTGTGGGTCTACACATCGGCAGACGCCATTGCCGACGTTAACACCGCCGCTTATTTTACGGGCGACGCTGTTAATATGCTGAATGTTCGGGATTTGATTATCGTTATCGATACGAATGTCCCATCCACCAGCTTTTGCAACGTCCTTACCAATGATGGCTCAACCGTCGATGTCTCCGATGGTACGACCGTTGTTGAAACGGACGGCGACTAAACAGATGGTAACCACTTGGCGGCCAGATGGTCGCCAGGTGGTCGCCAATTTATAGGAGGGTCACATGGCCTATGAAGCAGTAAATCTTTCGAACCTTGCCTACGGCAACGGCTTTAGCCTGTGGCACTACAAATCCTCGAGCGATAGTCTGGCGACGATCAACGAGCCAGGGTATTTCACCGGCGATTCCGGCAACGGCGTTGCTCCCGGCGACAAAATGACAATCTCCGGCTCCGATGCCCAGGCTGATTACGTGATCAGCTCCGGCGGCGAGCTGGCGGGCGTTCATATCGATCTGGTCGACGGCTCCCGCCGCGTCCATGAACACAAGAAAGAATATTTCGGCACCTTGCTTACGCAGACGGATCTCCTTGCCGGAACCTCTCACTTTCTGTTCACCCACGTTAAGGGCTACATCACCCGCTTTTCGGCCGTGGTCAAAAAGGCGATCACGACCACCGGCGGCACGCTCACCATTGAACTTGCAGGAACGGCGGTCCCCGGCCTTTCCCTGACCTTCGCCGCCGGCGATGCCGTTGGAACGGTTCATACCAGCACGCCCGACAATCCGACCCTGGCTGCCAACTTGGTTCCTGAGCTGGCCGCGGGCGGCACCGGCGACATTGAGCTGGTTGGTGATTCCGGCTTTGCCGGCGCTGGCGAGATTTATGTCTTGGTCGAAATCAGCCCCTACGATGCGACCAGCAACAACATCTTGATCGGCAACTTCATCAACGAAACCTATCTGATG